GTGGACAACACATGCACCAGGAGAATTCGGCGAGTATGCAATTCAAGGTGCAAATGCTGGTATGAAGTTTGGACTTTCTAATGATAACGATCTCAGTTTAATAAATGACTTTGAATGGTTACAGGATCAATTTGATGCAAGATAAAGAAAGAATACAGAGCTTTGAACCCATGATGGATGCAATATCGCCAACCTTCTGCATGGCTAAGTGGCATCACACAACTATCTACTTAGGAACGGGCGAAACACACAGTTGTTATCATCCTGCTCCTCACAAAATTCCGCTGGAGGGACTTGAAGAAAATCCTAGTCTATTGCATAATACACCTCAAAAGAAAGCCGAAAGGCAGGCTATGATTAACGGAGAGAAACCCAGCGGATGCCAATACTGTTGGAATATAGAATGCATGGGCAAGGATTATATTTCAGATAGAAAAGAAAGGAACGCCAGCATACACACACCAGAACGTTTTGATGCAATTAAACAAGATCCAATGGCAGATGTTAATCCACAATATATAGAAGTTAGTTTTGGTAATGAATGTAACTTTAAGTGCGGTTATTGTCATCCTAAACATTCTAGCAGTTATTATAAGGAAATTGAAAAGGAAGGTCCGTATACTATGGTTAAAAACCATAGGAACGATATTGATTGGTTTGAAATACACAAGGATGAAGAAACTAATCCGTATGTAAAGGCTTGGTGGAAATGGTGGCCCGAATTGCGTAAGACGCTAACCATTTTAAGAATAACGGGTGGCGAACCATTACTACAACAAAGCACATGGCGCATGTTTGATGAATTAGAAAAGAATCCATGTCCTAACCTAGAACTTAATATTAATACTAATCTAGGTGTCAAGCCAATTCTTATTGAACGCTTTACAGACAAAGTAAACAGTTTGGTAAACAAAGGATGCATTAAGGACTTTAAAGTTTTTACAAGCATGGACACTTGGGGACCGCAGGCAGAATACATTAGAACAGGATTAGATTTAGAACTATGGGAAAAGAATCTAGACACATACATGACTAAGACTAACATGCCATTGACGTTTATGATTACATTTAACATCTTAACTGTGACTAATTTCAGCAAACTGCTTGAAAAGATTCTCGAATGGCGTGTAAAGTATAACAGTGATGATCAGACCAAGTGGCAAAGAATTAGATTCGATTCGCCATACCTAAAGGAACCACTACAGTATGACATGAACATTCTTCCTAAGGACAAATTCGTTCCATACATGGAACAGCATCTACAGTTTATAAAGGATAACTTGGATGATATGGATAGGCACAAATTTAGTGTGCTTGAATACGAAAAATTTCGCCGAGTGGTTGACTACATGACAACAACACACTACACACCTGAACGTGTAGCAGAAGGAAGACGTGATTTTCATAATTGGTTTACTGAGTATGACAGAAGAAGAGACTTAAATTTTGTAAAAACATTTCCTGAATTGGAGGAGTTTTATTTTGACTGTGCCCAGTAATACTTTTTGTATACTACCATGGTTGCACATGTATGTAAATCCAGACGGATCAGTACTGCCTTGTTGTGTTGGTGAGATAAACGAGCCTTTAGGTAACGTAAGATTAAACACAATTAAAGAAATTTGGAACGACACTCCTTATAAGCATATGCGTAAAAACATGCTCGAAGGTAAACGCTGTGTAGAATGTCAAGCATGCTATAATATGGAGGACGGCGGCGCCGAAAGTCCAAGAATACATGCTAATAGTAATCCATACTACGGTGATACCACAGGGTTACTAGCACATACAGAAGCCGATGGAACATTACCGGTAATGCATCTTAAACACTTCGATGTACGTTGGAGTAATATTTGTAATTTTAAGTGTCGCAGTTGTAGTAGTACGTATTCTAGTACATGGGCGCAAGAAGATAATTCAACAAAGTTTGCACCTGAGAAACCTATCTTTATTTTAGCAGATGGAAACGACAACGATAAGTTATATAACCAATTCCTTCCACACTTTAAAGACATTGAAACCTTTTATTTTGCAGGCGGCGAACCTTTACTTACAGACAAGCACTATGATATACTAGAACACCTTATTTCAATAGGTAAAACAAGTGTGAAGTTAGAGTATAATAGTAACTGTAGTGTGCTAAAATACAAGTCTAAGAGTGTCTTAGAGCTATGGAAACACTTTGATACTGTACATATAGGTGCAAGTCTAGATCATTATGGTAGTAAAGCAGAATACATTAGATCCGGTACGGATTGGAATTTAATTAAAAGTAATATACAAAAGATAAAACAAGAATGTCCTCATATTAAAATACAAAGTAATACAGTTGTTAGTGTTTTTAACTTATATACATTAACAGACATTCTTGATTATATGCTAGAACAAGACTTGTTTAATATTAACGATTATTTTCCACAGATGTATAACATACAATATCCAGAGTATTATACAGCATCAGTATTAGACGATCAGTTTAAAAAAGAAATTATCGAAAAGATACAAAGCAAAAAATATAATAAGCATATTGATGATATGCTGAACGGTGTTGTAAATTACATAAACAATTCTAAGTTTAACGAAAATACTAGACAACAATTTAAAAATCATACACAACATTATGATTTTATTAGAAACGAAAACTTCGTAGAAACATTTCCTGAGCTGGAAAGGTTAACAAAATGAAAATATATTTTGATACACTAACAAACAATGATAGTAATCAAAACAATTTAACGTTTAATGGTGATAATGATTATTGGTTAGTTGCTCCTGGAGCGCCGATCAAACAAAAATGCTTAGAAATGCAGTTAGATGTTGCTGAGTCTACAAACGTTAACGAAAATGGTATATATTTTGTGGACGTAAGAGGCGACCCTCAATGGTGGGCAGGAGTGTTAACAGACTCAGGAACTCCTCACAAACACATTCTACGGTGCTTACCTAAACAAATTATAAAATTAGCAAAACAAAAACAAATAAGATTAGTAATAAATGCTGATAGAGAAGGTGGCCCTATGGTTACACAGCATTGGGATTGCTTTCTATCAACACATACTGCAATGGTTGAACTAGGATTGCCCAAGGACAGCGTTCTAATACTACAAGGTAACAAGAAGATAGAATTACAATATGATAAATGGCTCAATGATACAGGTGTTGATGAGTTGTATGATGTAATGTATAGCAATCACTTTGGAAACATATTCGGAGATAATAAATTACCCACTACCCCTGTAATAAAATACGCAATGGAAAATCCCGACAGCAAGGATTACAACAGTCTTAACAGAGTTTATCGTCCACATCGAGGTGCACACTTATATAGGTTAATGAAGGATGCACATTTAGATAAGGGAATAGTTAGCGGCAACGAAATAAATTTGCAAGACACTGACACTGAAATGCTTGTGGGTGATTACTCGGATATAACCGATCAGTTTCCTAAATTTATAGATGGAGACTGGAGCAATACAAATGCAGCCAACCAATACAATGTGGATATCTATAAGAATAGTTTACTAAGTGTAATTACAGAAACTATATTTCTTGATAACGTAGCATTTATAACAGAAAAAATATTTAAACCTATCACAATGGGTCACCCACTCATACTATTTGCTAGCCAAGGAACACTAAGATGTCTAGAGGAGATGGGGTTTAGAACGGACTGGTGTGGAATAGATCCTGCATATAATGATATAGAGGATAATCTAGAACGATTTAATGCTACACAACAAGCATTATATGATTGGATAGAGTTATCAGAGACTCACAAGATTGCAAGATTAGAAAAGAGTATGGACACTATACAGCACAATTTTGATCTAATAAGGAGTAGTGACTTCTATGCGGATGCAATTAGAGAAGCGGTTGCCAGAACGGAGAAGTATTATGAAACCGTTTAATCAATACAAGAGATTATTTGTCTTTGGATGTAGTATGACAAATTACGAATGGCCAACCTGGGCAGATATATTATCTCAAGAAATTCCAGAGTATTACAATTATGGAAAAAGCGGTGGTGGTAACTTATTCATAGCCAACAGCATTGTGGAAGCAAACCTCACGCACAAATTCACAGAAGATGATTTGGTTATTGTAATGTGGAGCAGCGTCAGCAGGGAGGATAGATATAAAAATAACAGATGGGAAACACCGGGAAACATATACACCCAAGGCGTGATAGACATGGAGTTCGTACATAAGTGGGCAGATGATAGATTCTATCTTATGAGAGATCTAGGATTGGTTGAACAGACTAGAGTTTATCTTGAAAACCTTCCTTGCGATTCGGACATGCTAAAGATGGTAGACTTTGAGGAAACAAAGATGTCCGACAACATGAAAGGAAATCATCTAGAGGATATATTAAAACTATATTCTTCAACACTCGAATGTGTGAAACCTGCAGTAGTTGATATAGTATATAAAGGAGTTTGGCCTCAGACTCCGATACGAGGATGGGGAGGCAATGGACAAACAGCAGACTATCATCCGACTCCTATAGGACACTACAAGTACCTTGAAAACCTATATCCTAATCTTGTTACAGAAAAAATGAAGTTGTATGCAGAAAAATATGAAACTTTAATTAGAGGTATTTCAAGTCTTGACGAAACACAAAAGTTTTGGTCTGTTAACAATGTTAGGAGATTATAGTGGCGTGTATTAACAGTGATAATTTGCTATATGTAAAGTCATACAGCATACATGATAAGGAAGTTATAAAGATAGAACCTAATGTTGGTTTTCTCGCTAAACAAAATATTGACAAAGATTTTTTCTACATACAATTTTCAAATGCAGATAGTTTCAGCATGTTTGCTATAGACACAATAGTTCCAACAAATGTATTAGAGAGAGTAAGAGATAGAACAGTATTTCTAATGCTTGACAATGGATTAGAACATTACTACGAATGTGCAGATGCAATTTATAAAGATATTGTTGTCAAACACAATATACCAGCGGAACAAATTATATTTCTTTCGGCAGTTCCAACCATGCACGATTATGTTGCAAAACTTGCAAGTCGATTACAACTACCTGAGATAAAGATTGACTGGTTCAGTTGCTTTGAAGCAAGCGGCCAAGATGCTGCAAGACATAACATAATTGCATTACCAAAGAAAAAGAAATATAGTAAAAAGTTTTTAAATTTAAACAGGAGATGGCGATTACATAGACCATTGCTTATTACATTACTTAAATCAAGAAACTTACTAGACGCCGGGTATATAAGTTTTGCACCTAGCGATGATAACCAGTCATGGAATAATGTTTATAATAGATTACAAAGTATCCATAGAAGTAATACAACTATAAAAGAAATTCTTGATAACAATAAGGACGTACAACATTTGCCACCTATGTATTTGGATACAGAAGATTTAGTAACAAATAGGGCAGAACATGAACCTACAATTGCTGACTACTATATGGAAACATATTTTAGTGTAGTTAACGAAACTACCTATTATGAGAACACACCATTTTTAAGCGAAAAAATTTTTAAAACAATCGGGATGGGACATCCGTTTATCATAGCAACTGCTCCAAACAGTTTACAGTATTTAAAAGAGCTTGGATATAAGACATATGATCCTTTTATAGATGAGTCGTATGATAACATACAAGATCCAGGAGATAGGATGCTTGCTATTTTGAACGAAGTTGAACGATTGTGTTCTTTTTCAAAAAGTGATTTAAAGAAATGGATACCACAAGTAAAGGCAATTGCAAAATATAATAGAGACATTTTGGTTAACAAGGACTATACTAAATTAATAAAAACTATGAACTACTAGCACAGTTTTAAGGCGCCTTAAACGCATTTTAAGCGTCATACAGCGGCGCTATTAGGTGCAGTGCTATAGTTGAACTATAGTGTATAAACCAGGTTTAAAATGCGTTTAAATAGGTTTTTGTAAATACTTTTGGTATAACAGTAAAGGAAAAAAGATGAAAATTGGATTTATAGGATTAGGCAAATTAGGTTTACCCTGTGCTGAAGTAGTTGCCCAAAAAGGACATGACGTAACGGGATACGATATTATCGATGTCCAAACGGATAATGTCCAATTTAAGACAACTATTCAAGAATGTGTTAAGGATAGAGAGATAGTATTTGTTGCTGTTCCTACTCCGCACGATCCTGCTTATGATGGCAGAGAACCCACAGCACATTTAGAACCTAAGGATTTTTCCTACGATATAGTTCATAGTGTTCTCAAGGAAGCAAATGAATACATGAATAAGGACCAATTGCTAGTTCTCATTTCAACTGTTTTACCCGGAACAACTCGCAGAGAATTTGTGCAACACGTTACTAACACACGTTTTGTTTATAACCCATACTTAATTGCAATGGGGACTGTTGCTTGGGATATGGTTAATCCGGACATTGTCATGATTGGAACTGAAGATGGTAGTGCAACCGGTGATGCAATTGAACTGGTTAGATTTTATCACACTATCATGGAAAACAATCCCAAGTATGAAATTGGAACGTGGGACGAATGTGAATGCATCAAAGTATTCTACAATACATTTATCAGCACCAAAATAGGATTGGTTAACATGATGCAGGATGTTGCAGAACGCCAAGGTAATATCAATGTTGATAAAGTAACAGAGGCATTGGCAAACTGCGATAAAAGAATTACCAGTTCTGCATACATGAAAGCAGGAATGGGAGATGGCGGTGGATGCCACCCAAGAGATAATATTGCATTACGATTCATGGCAGACAAATTAAATCTGGGTTATGATTTGTTTGATGCTGTTATGAATGCCAGAGAAAAGCAAGCCAAGAACATGGCTGAGAAACTGGTAGAAATAGCAAAGGAACACGATCTACCCATACTACTAAATGGAATATCATACAAGCCAGGAGTTCCATACCAGGATGGCAGTTATAGTTTACTGGTCGGACATTATTGTCATGAACTAGGTAGAGGTCCTATGAATATAGATCCTTCTATAGATTTAGATAGTGGAATGGAATTTAGAGCAGTTGTATTACTTGCTCATCCTACTCTTTATGTTGATCTTACAGAAGATAGCGTTGTAGTTGATCCGTGGAGAAAACACAAATCAAATACATACAAAGTTATTCATTACGGAAATACTAGAAATGTATTATAAAGAAAATGCCCCTTTATTATATTTTCCGGAGGTAGCAGGTAAAACAACTCAATGGTATCACACTGACGAAAAGAAAAATTATTTAAAGCAAAATAATCCTAATTGGCACTATTACAATACACAAAACACTTTACATTATGAATTTAATAATCTAGGATATAGGACAAGAGAAATAGATACGCTTGGTGATTACATTCTTGTGTTTGGATGTAGTTATACAGAAGGTGTAGGATTATTTGAAAATGAAATATGGTGTAATCTATTAGGTAAGAAATTAGGTATAGATATTCTAAATTTGTCAAAGTCGGGAACGGGTCCTGACATCGTAAATCTAAACACACAATTATTCGTAAAAAATAAATTTTCAACCCCTCGTGCAGTAATTAATCAATGGCCCCAAACAACTAGAAAAAGTTTTGCATATATTGAGCGTGAAGGACTCTTTAAAAAACAATTACATTTACAAGATAGAAATGTTCAATGGGCCGTTGACGATGGCAGGATGAAGCCCGAGCAGGCGACACAGATGATGAACGAACTTGCCGACACTTATGAAATGATGGATTCGCAGTGGTACTTTAGACGCTGGGCAATGGAAGAAGGTCAAATAGAGTATGAAAATAGTCTACACATTAATAGTGTTACTAACCTTTGGAATTCTCTAGGAGTACCTGTTTTTAATTGGACGTTTGACGGAGACTTTAATACTCGGTACAATAAGGAAATGATAAGAGTTTACAAACTTAGCAACTCTGACAGAGCTAGAGATAACGCACACGACGGCCCCTTAATACACAAAGAAGTATCTAATTTAATTTATAATGATATGCCAAAGATATTGTAATCTAAAATATTTTTTTTGTTCTATCCTGTATGTCGTTTCTAAGTTTATCGACATTCATTTTAAAATCTAGGTTTTTAATTGTATCTTTGTACTCGGTAAGAGTTTCGAGGAGTTTCTTAGCAACATCATCGGGGTTGTTATTTTTCACCTGATCCTTGATATTTATTTCCCAAACTCTTCCATCGGAAAATTCAATAATCATAAGATCGACATAAGCGACCGGCATAGTGTCCATGTAAAGATCTGTAAACACTTCCGGCCACTCTTTAATCAGATGTCGAGGTGGTCTAAAATATTGCCTATGTGCCACGAATTTAGGCTTCGACTTTTTTACTTGCTTTTTTTGTAGGAACAAGTTCCTCAGCGTCACGTCTTAATTGGGCAGCCTCTTTGCTTAATCTATCAGCCTGACTTCTATAAGATTTTGCTAAATCTGCATCTGATAAAGGAGCGTTAGTAGTTGGAGTTGCTTCGTCCATTGCTGCCATATTAGGAGCCGGTGCAGGCGCTTCTGGCGCAGTTTCACCTGCCTTAGGAGCACCGCTTACAAGTGTATATAATTCATCGACACTTAAATTACGCTGTTCTGCAATTAATGTATTAAGTTCCGAAAGTTTAATTTCAGTAACTGGTGTAGGCGTCATCATAACAGAATCAGTAGTAACTTTCTTTAATCTTCCTTCAGATTGAACTGCTCTTAACATGTTAGCACCAGTTGGAAACGATCTTGCAAACATGATTTCGCCAAGCTCTCCTGACTGTTGTCCTTGATCTGAGTCAATTAATTCCATTAATGAATTATGTTGATCGTCACGCAACGTTGCTGTTGGAAGAACTAATGCATGATCTGATTCACCTGGAACTGTTCTAAATACCACAGCAACCTTTTCGCCTGTGTTTATAATTTTTCCTACGTGTTTAGTTTCTTTAGCCATTATTTTTCACCTTGTTTTTCTTGATTAGTCTGTGCTTGTTTTGACACATGCTCTAAGAAAGTTGAAAGTTTATTATAAGTTTTTCCAACTGCTTCTAATTCGTTTGGTTTAAAAGCACCTCTAGATGTAGCAATGTCAATAATGCTCTTAACAGTGTTAAGATCACTAATGTTTAATTCAGGAGCAGTTGGTACTTCTTGTGTACCTGCTTCTGGTTGTCCAGGTTGTACTGGTTCAGCAGCAGGAGCCGCAATTGGTTCTTGTACTGCTTCGTTTGTTTTTGTTTCTTCGGCCATATTAGTTTCTCCTTAAGTATGGGCATGCTAACATAAAGTATGTTAGTTCTTTTTGTTTCTCAAAAGCCACAAACGTGGCAGTTTTGAATTTGTTGTTTGCATCAATTGACGGATACGATGCAATGCAATATCTACCATTGAGTTTTGATTTAACCCAATCTAATATTTGAAAATCATACTTTTCATTGTCAGAAATTCTTACCTTAGAAAAATGAGTAGGCAAAGTCTTTACCTCTCTAATTTTCAAAACATCAAGTGGATTTAAATCTATCATCATAATTATTTATAAAGTGCTACGTTAATGAACCTTAATCTTGGTTTAATCTTTTGGACAATGCTTTATTATATCCCATCTTTTGGACATCACCGCTAAACAAGTATAGTTCAAATGCTGACTTTTCCTTCAATACAGTTATTGTTCTCTTAGTAATATAATACGGTGATTCGATAAAATTGTCAAGCCATAATAATACCTGAGGAGTAATAGAGAAGTCTTTTGGAAAACTTATTTTATATATTTTAATCTTAGCATCTTTTTCAATATATTGTATTGCTGCATCAGTTAGTCTAAGTCCGCCGGACTCTTTGGATCGAACATTCCACCACCATTCAATGCGTTTTTGCTTTAATATGTCTTGGGTAATTAGCTCTTGATTATCTGAGGCTTTTAGAAAAGTTTCAGAATATTGGTCTTTAACGTCCATCTCACTTTTCTTCATTTCCTGTAGTTAATCTAAACACTGAAAAATCATTAGTGTTAAAAAGTTTATTCAATTTTTTTGCTAAATTTCTTGCATGTCCTGGATTTGAAAATGATACTTTTTTATATTTAGGACCTGGATAACTTGATACAGCACTTCCACTTTTTAAGTTAAATGGTTTAGATTTATAAAAAACTGCCCAAATGGCGTCACTTTCAAGAATTTGTTCTACTTTGTAATTCTCTTTATTTGTATACTCAAGAATTATATTTGGTTTTGGTCTGCTCATATATACGTTTTCCTAATTAACTACGTATATATTTATCCTTTTTTAGAAGGAACCTCCATCAAACTTTACGTCTACTTCGTTAGCAGATTTGTTTATATTCTTTAACAGTTGATGAATATCAACGATTGTAGTGCTTAGATTAGCAGTTAGCATAGATAATTCTGTAGTTAGATCACGTGCTTCTTCTATGCTAATTCTAATTTCTCTTTGTTGCGACTTCTCAGCAACAGCAATGCGCTGAATCAGTTTTTCAACTGTTGCTAGTCTTAAATTACTTGTTGACACGTGATAACACCTGTTTCATTTCTATATCAGATTTAAATGGGCCTTTATAATCGTATCTTTGTAATGTAATTAATTTAGGACAAAAACTTTTAACCCAGCCCTTTTCAAACCTAATTACATAGTATCCTGCACAGTATAAACTTTTACTATCTGTACTTTTAGTAAACAAAGGTAACTTTTTTTGTATATCATACATAGCATTATGCGGCTTTGTACTTGTAGTAAATCCATGAACTTCGTTGGGTAAAGCATTATCTGCTTCTTTAATAATTTTAGCAAGAAAGAAATCATTACCAAATTGTTCAGTTACACTTTTCTTTGTATGAAAAACACTTACTCCATTTTCGTTACTGAAAACAAATTTATCTTCATTCTTTCTAAGTGTTCCGACTTTAACACCAGAGTCTTCTACAATCCAAAATTTATTATCAATTATAGGCTTGGCTTGTAATCCTGTCATTATGCATTCTCCGTAATTTTATTAAGATACCTAGCATTCAATGGTTCTGCATATGCTTGTGCTTGATCTGAAATCTTTTTCAAATCATACAAATTACAGAACTTCATAAGTCTAATACCAACTTGACTAATATTTTTTTCAGCAGTAATTGCTGTATTAATTGTATCGCTGATAATTTTTCTTATCTCTTCAGGCTGTGCTGTAAGATCAATTAATACTTTATTACGTTCGTAGTCTTCAAGCACACGATGCTCCTCACCGTTGTGATCAACCCATCTTTGTAACATAAGATTATTCCAACTAAACCCTTTAGTCTTTCTATCAGCAAATGCTTCTAACAACCCAACCTTGTTCTTTGTGCCTTTCTTACGTACACCTGGATAAGCACTAAACACATTGTCACTAGTGTCACCACGCATACACTTTTCAAACAACAACCATTCAGGATCAGGAGCAGGCTTTGCCTCTTTAGTTTTCTTGTCAACTACAAGACTGCCTTTCTTATCAAAGAAACCTTCATGTGTTGATGTAACTTCTTGAACACCGTTATACAATCTTACATTAGGAGCAATTAACTGTTGAAAGTCTGTGTCTGTACTAACAATAACATGATCATCATTAGGATGTGCTTGTACCCAACCTGCAATAAGATCATCTGCTTCTAGTTGTTTATGCTGCAATACTGTACAGTTAGTCTTATCAGTTATAAAATCTTTAAATGTATCAAATGCTTCCCAAAACACAGTATCTTCTTCTTGCTGTTTTTCTGTAAGTGCATCACGAGCATCACTTCGATTACGTTTGTAAGGCTCATAATGATCCTTACGCCAACTACGTCCTTCAAGACAGAATATAACATGTGTACCTTCGAAGTCTTGCCATGCTTTCTTAATACTGTTCAATGTAATATGGAATGCCATACCTAACTTAATGTCAGCATCTCCATTGATTACATGTCTTGCACGGAAGAATGTATTTGCCGTATCTACTATGATGTGTGTCATTTTACTCATTTATTCCTTTTTACGACACTAGGGTCTATACTTCCAGTGTCTAGTCTACCTCCGTAGTCACCATCGACTACAACGTTTGCACAAAGTTCACGGAACCAACGATCGATAATTTCTTCATCCTTATCACCTTCAACACCGTATCCTTCATTTCTTAATTGTACTATGAAATGTTCGTTCCAGTCAAGCTCAAAGAAGCCATTTCGGACATTTTCTTTATTCACGTGTGTATTCAATACGCCAACCCACGGTTCCTTCTTCATAGTTGCTTTTTCTTTTTCTGAAAGGCCAGGTTTACTAGTATCAGGCTCTTTCTTCTTAAACATTTTCTTTATAAAGTCCATAATTTATCCTTATGTTCCGATAGCATTACCAAACAAGTATACATGCACTCTTGCTGCCACATTGTATCCACGTTCAAATGCCATCTTAGCCACAGCACCTGCTGTTGCTGTTTGTTCTTCTTCTCTTGCACCAACGGGCATAACCCATACAGGATAATCTACACCCTGTGCTTTAAATTGTGAGATAACATCTTCCATCTCAACCCATTGATGTTTTTCACTGCCAACAACAAACTTTAGTTGTCCTTTGCTTGACAACTTTCTGTATTGTGCTACAACTTCAGGCTTAATTGCTTTCTTGCCTGCTTCACCTGCCACACTCCATAATTTAGGACTTACACTAAAGAACAGTTCGATTTCATCATCTGCTTCATAAGTCCAGTAATTAATAAATTCTTGTGTTAATGCTTGTGTGCCATTAGTTTCAAATGTAACACTGGCAGGCATATTACCCATGCGTTTAAATTCACGCATGATACCAATGAATGCTTCTTGTCCGTGTTTCATCAACGGCTCACCGCCTGTAACACAGAAGTGTTGTCTTTGTCCTGTTACAGGATGTCGAAACAATCCTTCTGGATTGCTATCTGTCTTAATAGTATCTATAATCTGTTGTGCTAATTCTACAGCAGTCTTTTGTCCCATCAAGTGTTTAAACTTCTTGCTCCAAGTATAAGAACTATCACAACCCTTATCCCATACAGGCAAGTCTTCTACACGTTTTACAGTTGTAGTGTCAAACCGTTCAAATGGCAAATCATAAGTGTCAGGATTACGAGGATCAATCTGTCCAAATCCATTACACTGTAGATTACATAAGAAGAAACGTATCCAAGCAGTAGGCACACCTGTGTAGTGTCCTTCACCCTGAATACTGTGAAAGATTTCACTGTAGTAATATTTCTTATCTGTTGCTATCATAATACTATTATACCTTTTCTAGTCACTTTTGTCAACCTTTTTATGCAGACTAAATGACCCGTCAAAATTGTCCGTCCAAACTAGATCGTCTCCAATATCCCAACCCATTTGATTAAGCAAATCTGTTGGAATAGGAAGAACCAAATCACCTGTATCTGGATCTTCTTCAACTGTTACTGTGTGTGCCAAAATAGCATTTCCTAATCAATAAAGTATTTGTTAAGAACTTCAAGTTGATCGTGATATTCTGCAATTACTTTAAGTTCCTTTTCGATAGCATCCAAAATGTCTGGGTGCTCACCTATTCCTGCTGCCTTCTTTAAATAGACTTCTACGTTCATTGCGTGTTTTGCAATATGTCCTTCTGCATGCTGTTTGATAGCATTGATCATATTGTCTCGATTATATTCCTTAGCCATTGTTTTCTCCTTTAACACCCTACGGGTAATTGTTCTTCAAACATGTCAGTTTGATTTGTTTCTTTCTTGGTGTATTTTTGTTTGCTTGGAATAACTCCGCGAACACCACCCGCGGGGTCTTCCATATCTCCGTCTCGACGGAAAATTAAATGAACGTGTGGATAAAAGCAAGTTTGTCCTGCACTCTCGCCCATATTGATTCCAACGTTATAACCTGTGATATTATTATTTTCTGAACGTATATTATCATTGCCCATTGTAAGAGCAAAGTTAAAACATTTTAAAATGTTTTCTTCTGTGTTTTGTTTAGGAACAACCAGTGTGTGTCCTTGTGTAACAGGATATATATCATTGTATACAACAAAATCACGAGTATCAATTTCAACGTTTGTCCAAGGTGCCCTGCCCTCTCGTTGTGCAATTTCTAACGTGTCTGTCATCTTAATCCTGCCTTGCTTTGTAATGTGTAATCATCTTTTTCATCCATCTTTGAACTACTTTTTCTTCTTCCGTTAACTCTAACATATTGAAGTCTTCTACAATATTCATAAACAAATGATACTTTGCCCACTCCACGCCATCTAACGGTTTTCCTGTTTCTGGCAAAGGAACACTATCATACTGGTTTGAAATGGTCATGTTATTCGGTTTCTAATTCTGCAATGTACTCATCGAACTCAGTTTGACCATACCAGCCTTTCATATCTTCAGCAAAGTCCTCGTCTTTCATAGCCCAACTCCAAATAGCGTCTTGTTGTTCTTCCTTTAAATTTCCAAATTCAACTCTAAAGAATCCTGACTGCTCTTCGCTGGCTTCTTCACGTCTTTCTTCAGCCATTGCCCAATCCTCTTCTTCATCACTTTCACCTAATTCATCTGCTTCTACCCAACTATCCCATGTAGACGAATGTGCTTCTTCGTTTAATTCGCTAATAATACTATATGCTTCATCCCTAGTCATTTTTGTACTCCTTGTAATACCAGTCTTTAAATTCTGGGTTATCATTAAAAATTGAAACAATGTCCGCATCCGGAACTTGTTCAGTCTTAATGCATGTTGCTAGTGCTTCCCAATCTTCTTCTTTGTATATAACTTTTACTGTCATTAAAATCCTCTACCTCTGTTTATTTGATATACTTTAGGACCTGGCGTTGTAAATTCAAAACCCATTTTGTTTCCTACATACACTCTTCCGGTATATTGCATATGTATCTTATTACCCGCAAGCCATATATCAACAAACTTACCTTCTTCAAATCTTTCAACTTCTGCTTCTGCTACTTTATCATTATCCGTGCATGTAACCGTGCATACTTTATCATATTCCGTTGGCATTAGTATTCTCCTACGTTTTCCCAAGGATAAACCAACCATACATCTTCCTCGGCCTTGTTAACTTCGTCGCAGTGATAAGAAACATCACCGAACTCACTTGATAAATTTTCTGTTAATACTGCAAAGCGAACATTGTCTCCCCAAATTTGATCCCACACTGGTGAAAGAGATAAACAACTTGTTCGCCAATCTTCCTTAATCCAATTAAACGTAGCACCAGTATCGTTAATATCGTCTACAATAAGAATCTTTTTACCTTCTGGATTGTGTTTAAACTGTCCCATCTCTGGAGCATACTCACCATCGTCATCATAGCCATAAGCATCTTCGCTCATCCAAGCATTTGTTTCGCTACCATGTCCGCTATCATCACGCAAACTTACTTTTAGTGCTTCACAGCGTATACCAGTCATGTTTGAAATGATTGTTGCGGGAACATTACCACCACGTGTAATGCCAACAATATAGTCTGGCTTCCAGTTATCCTTATACATCTGTGTGACTATATTTACACACATTTTTTCCACGTCCTGCCATGTGTAATAAACTTTTTTAACCATTTTGCTCCCCTAGAGTAAAATCAACTTGTTTTACATTTGCCCAAAGAAAACTTCTCCAACCTTTTGCATTAACATCATATACCGCAAGCAATGTTGGTTCCTTATCTTCTTTCTTATCTTCCGTTACCTGAGTCTTGGGATGGAACTCCTTGGGTATCAGATCAAAGTTTAGAGTTGAGGTCATTTTTCTTTCCTCGCCATTCTTTTTAGTAAAGGTAACTTCAACCTCTTGCTCACGCAAAAGTTTTAAAAGCCAATCACGTCCTTTAGGTGTGTCTATTTTACTACGTGTTTCTTGCATTTAAATATTCCTCATTGTGTATCCACTTGTAACCGCGATTCATGTCTTCCGTATCAACGTATGGAAGGAATCCCCATTCCTTCTTTTTCTTGCCCATGAAGAATAAACTCCAGCATGGAATCTCATTTCCCGCTTCGTCCTTCTCTAGTTCAAGCCAGTGTAAATCATCTGATGTTCTATAACGGAAGTGTCCTGGGCCTCGCCATACTCTTGTTGTTCCAACTACTCCGCCTGTTGTTTCATTGCGTAGTGGAATGTGTTCCCAGTATCCACCCTTTAGGATTAGTGTTGCATATCCCCAGGGATGATCGTGTAGCACGGGTTCATCACTTACCATTACCTTGTGTAGTGTGATGTTGAAAGGAAAATGATTCCTGTTCTTTAAAAAAACGTAATAGCGATCAAGATATGGTATCTTGCCGTCTCTGTCATATATGGTTCGCTTGCGACCAATCTTATCAAGCAGTTTCAAAAACATCAATGCCTCTTTCAGTTAGGTAGCGTTTCAGTTCCTTGTCCGTGGGCTGAACGCCATAGTTTTGTTTGAAAAATATCTCGTAACTATCACTGCCATACTTTCCAATGCCATATAACATTGTAGCATCATTTCCGTCCCATGTCAAGTAATCTTTTGACATATTACGCAGTGCTTTTTCACGCCTGTTATAGAAGCCCAATTCTCGTATGATTTCTATTACTTCTTCCGGCTTGCTCTTTAGGAACTTTTTGGGTGTATTCCATTTGGATAGAAATTTTGGAAGCACTCGCTTTACCTGCACTCGATCAGTTTGGTTGAGCATGATGACTCCGACCATGTGTTGCCAGGCACCGTCAATCTGTTCCTGCACCATTAGTTCTTCTTTCATTAGTTTTGCTCCGTGTGTATTCGAATATTACCAGATACACTTACCCTATAGTCGTCTGATGTATAAAATGGATATACCGTATGTTGTAAACTAGAGGGAAACATAAGTATAGTTCCTTCAAATGTTTTGTCAACTGGTACTGCTAGTTGTTTTATTTGTCCTAGTACGTCATTATAAACAAAACAAAATTTAGATGTGTAAAAGTTATCTTTGTTGTCAGTACTGGTGCCCGAAATTAAAGGAAAGTAATTCACTTCATCATTTAAATCATAAG